CCGGACAGCACTTTGGCAAGTGGACAGTCGTCAGTGAAGCACCAAGAAAGGATGGACACACCTTCTTTTTTTGTCGCTGTGAGTGCGGAACGGAGCTGAAGATCCGTGCCGATGCCCTTACCAGGAATAGGACAAGTCAGTGTTCGCAATGCGCTCAGAAGGAGCGCATGGAGTGTTTTTCAAAACGGACGCCGGAAGAAGTGCGTGAATACATTCAGACGCATACTACCGCAGAAGCGGCGAAACACTACGGCCTGACCAAGGGGGCAATGAGCAAGTATATGAGCAACCACGGCATCAAGGCCGTGGTCATCGACCGAAGCGGCCCGAAAAAAGGGTGGCGGGAGACAATGATGATAAAAAAGAAACCAAATCGTCAGAAACCGTCGCCCGAAAGGGTGGCAGCGGCGAGAAAGGAGTTTAACGGCGCGATCGTTCCACATATCGAGCCGGGGCAGGATCTTAGCCCGCATCGTGAACGGCGGTGGAAGTACAGTGGCAAGGATTATATCCAACGGATGAGAAATTACGAGAGGATGGTAAGTGGATGAGCCTTCGCAGAAAAATCAAACGCGCTATGGAGCGCAGAGTGGCCAGAGACGGCGTGAAGGAGACGATGGCATATCTCGACCGTGTGAACAATCAGACGAGCTCAAAACTGCGCCAGGAAGCGCAGGAAGCAAGGCTGGAAGACACGAAGAGCGTTCTTGCGATGACAATGGCGGTACCGGTCATGGTTCTCTGCCGGGATCTTGGATGGCAGCCGCTGGACGGAACGGAAAAGGACTATAGCCGGAGACTTGGACGCTTCATGATCCATCTCCAGGAAGAACTGGATCGTGTCTTTGACGATAAGGACTTCACGTTGCAAAAGTACGTCGATGAGGTGTGGAACAGGTACGGAGTTAGATGCGAATACGGGGAGGATGAATGAGCGGAGTGATCGGAATTGTCATTGGACTGATGATTGGATTCTTAACTGGTAGTATTGCATACCTTACCGGGTGGTCAGAAGGATGGGATGACCACAAAAAGTTCATATTTACGGAACTTGATAGAAAAGATGATAAATGCATTGTTTATATAGTCAGGGGAATGGCGAACGAACTGAAAGGTGGGCAAGATGACAAAAGCTGAAGCAATCAAAGAACTTACCCGGTGTGCTGAAATCTGCCCATCTACATCGCTGGCGGAAGCGTGTCGGATGGCTGTGAAAGCACTGCGGGACGACGAAGAAAAACTGAATTGTTGTAATTGCAAGTACAGCGACAGAATGCCGTCAGTGTATCCGTGCAGTCAGTGCGCACCGAGATTCGCCGCACCGAGTAATTGGGAACCGAAAGAGGTGGACAATGGGTAGACGCTTGATTGACACAGATGCGGCATACGCCGTGCTGACCGACTACTACCACCACAGCACAGACACTCAGCATGCGGCGCTGAGAGAAGCGCTCGGAAGGGTGGAGACCGTGGACGCTGTCCCGGTGGTGCATGGAGAATGGGTATGGGTTCAGTATGATGCTAACCCGGAAATTGGAAATTACAATTGCTCTAAGTGCAGATTTATTCCGGCTTATTTTAATATGGCGAAACAGCATTTGAAATATTGCCCGGAGTGCGGGGCGAAGATGGACGGAAAGGACGGTGAACAGCATGATTAATGTGGTTACTGTTAGGTGGTGGGACGGCTACCTTGAAGAGTTCCGGGCGACAGAAGTGCGCTTTGGCTGTGATTATCTTTGGATGCGCCTTGATAACGGGGCGAACAGGCATATACCGTTGCGGATGGTACGGTGGTTCGGGATGACAGTGGAAAGCCATCAGCGGATGGACGATGAACAGCATGACTGATAAGGAAGTTCGGAATTTCCGAACAACTGAACGATACCATCAGCAGACGGGCGGCGACTGAAGCGCTACAAGGCAGAAAGTGAGGATAAGGAATGACGAATGAACAAGCAAAGAAGATGCTCAAAGCAAAGTTGGAGTGTTTAAAGCGTGAAACAAGCGGAACAGATTTTGATTGCAATAATAGTAATTGTGATGAATGCTCATTATGCTATGAGCAGGGCAATATGGGGGAACAGAAAGAGGCACTTGACATGGCAATCAAAGCACTAGAGCAACAGCCTTGTGAGGATACCATCAGCAGACAGGCGGCAATTAATGCAATCAAGGATGCCTTGCTTTCGTGGTCTAATATGCCGGGGTGGAGAGATAATAAAATAGTGGGTGCACTTGATAAGTTGCCGTCCGCACAGCAGAACTGTGATGGATGCAAGTGGTCGGACGCAATCGGTTACGGAGAATGTCATCACTGCAAAAGAGCGTTTGAGGATATGTACGAGAAAGGGGAACAGCCGTGAAAGATGATACCATCAGCAGACAGGCGGCGATTGAAGTAATTGAAGCGGGAAAATTGACAAAGTTGATCGAGGCGGAGGTTGCCATTAATGGCTTAAGGGCATTGCCGTCCGCACAGCCGCCGAAAGAAATCTCGAAGCGGGTTCTATGGTCGGGGTGGAAGGGATACCGGGACACGAGGTACAAGTGTCCGAACTGCGAAAAACCCGTAAGGAACGATGATGCTTACTGTCACAGATGCGGTCAGCGGCTTTTGTTCCCGAATATTTCTTTTACGGATTATGTTCCGGGGCAGGGGCATGAGCTGATTGTGAGGTGGGACGATGAAGGATGACAGATTGATAAGTCTCAATGCGGCGATTGATGCGATAAACCGTCTGGACATACCAGAAGATATGTGCGTGTTCGAGATATTAAGTCATATCGAATTGGAACTCGGAACACTGCCATCCGCACAGCCAGAACCGCTCACCGATAAAGAACAGCGGATATTCCTTGCGGCGATGGGAAGGGAAGAAAAGGTGTGTAAGCAGGTGGATGAAGAATGCAGGGATTGTCGTGAGCCGTATGAGGACAGCCTTGTCAGAACTTGCCATGAAATCGTAAGAAAGGTAAAAGGTGCGCTATGGACTTAATCAGCAGGCAGGCGGCGATTGATGCGCTTGCGGATATGCATTGTAAAAGCGATGAGGACGGATATGTTTGGATAATCCGTAGCGATGCGTGGGCGAGGATAGACGCACTGCCGTCCGCACAGCCGGGGTGGAGTGAGCAGTATAAAAACAAACAGACCAACTGCAAGAAAATGCCGCTACCGGAACCGTGGAAAGGAGAAAAGTGATGGAAGAAATTAAGTGTGCGCGTTGTGGCAAAGTGATCGTTCCTGGAAACAGACCGGACGGCATACCGAACGGAGTAGGATTCCAGCTTGAGCATGGGATCACGATCAATATCTGCGCTGAGTGCCTGATCGCAGAGGGGAAGAAACGGGAGGGACAGTAAATGTTCCATGTAAGATGCGGTATTACAGAGATCTACGCGGGGACGCTGTCCGCTGCCGGCGATGCGTTCAAGAAAAAGTCCGCTGTGACCAAGGAAGCTATCGGAGCGGTGGCACAGTATGAAAAAATGCTTATGGAAGAACGCGATGAGCAGACAAGGATCAAGAAGTTCAGATTTAATGACGGATCAGTGCTGAAAGTGACATACAAGCTGGAGAAGAAGGATGCCAGATGATGACCGGATGAGCTATGCTCAGTATCCGAAATGCCCGTTTTACATCAGTGCATCGGGCCTTACAAAGAGGACGAAGTTGATCACAGTGACCTGTGAATGTCATGTGGAGAACCTCGGATTCGATGTAAGGCCCATGCTACGGTTTCGGAATAGAGCTGAGAGAAGGGATTTTATGGAACTGTTTTGTAATGACCGCTGGAAGGAATGCCCCTGGGCGAAACGGATAGCGGAAAAGTACAAGGAGATGCTATGAGACAGAAACTGGTGCAGAAGCAGCGTAAAGAGATCAGACGGCAGAAGGCTGAGATCGAATTCCTTGAAGCAAGGCTGAAGGGCGAGAGGGACAGAAGAATCAAAGCAGAACATGACTATAACCACAGGGCAAGCGCATTTGACATCTGGATGCGGCAGATCGTGGAACAGTACGGGGAAGTCAGGCTTAACTCTAAGAGTATGGGTGTGGATATCAGCACATCTGTCATTGATGAGGAAGACGGCAGCAAGACTTTTGTGATTAAAAAGGCAGAGGGATAACCTCTGTCTTTTCTACATTTCTACACTCCGTAGGTGAGTGGAACTTGAGAGTCACCGATTGTTAATATTGGCACATGGGAAGAGAACGGAAATACAACAACGAAGACTTTACAAACGATCTTCTTGTGCTTATTCAAGGGCGATGCCGTGAAGGGTGGACAAACGAGCAAATAGCAAATGACATCCTTCATGTGTCATTAAAAACATTTTATGTATATGTTAAACAGTATCCTGCCCTTGCAGAAGCGATTAGAGACACAAAAGAAACAGCGGACTTCAAGGTCGAGAATGTCCTGTACAGGAAAGCCCTGGAAGGAGAACCGTGGGCGGTGCAGATGTGGCTGAAGAACCGCCAGCCGTCCAAGTGGCAGGTGAAGCCGGTCGAGATTATGGAAGATGACTCTGAGACAGGAATCGTGAATCTGCCTGCCGTACTGGAGGACCCTGATGGCTAATGTCATATGGACACCACAGCCTAAACAGGCTTTCATGATGTCCAGACCGGAGTACGAAGGATTCTATGGCGGCGCTGCCGGCGGCGGCAAGAGTGACTATGCCCTTGCAGAAGCCCTGCGGCAAGTACATATACCACATTACAAGGCGCTGATACTCCGTAAGACATATCCTGAGATGTCCGAGCTTGTAGACAGGTCTATGTGGATCTACAAGCGGAGTTTCCCAAGAGCGAAGTACAACGGGTCCTCTCATTGTTGGACATTCCCAAGCGGCGCGAAGATCTACTTCGGAAGCATCCATAATGTGCAGGACAGAACGCGTTATCAGGGTCGCGCCTTCGATCTCATTATTTTTGATGAATTAACACATTTCACATGGGAAGAGTATTCCTATCTCCGTTCAAGAAACCGTCCGACAGGGCCGGGAACAAGGGTCTACATGAGGGCAACGGGAAACCCAGGGGGAATAGGTCATGGATGGGTTAAGCAATACTTTGTCCGCGCCGGCGAACCGTCAAAGCCTGTTAACAACGATGTGAAGATCATCGGTCCTGACGGCAAAGTTATGGAGTACAAGCGGAAGAAGATATTCGTACCTTCATCTGTCTTTGACAACCAGGCGCTTCTCTCAAACGATCCGAACTATGTCGCAAGTCTGGGAATGCTTGATGAGGGAGACAGAAACGCACTTCTGTACGGAGATTGGGACTCCTTTGAAGGACAGGTATTTGTCGAGTGGAGAAACGATCCAGCGCATTACAAAGACAGACTGTGGACTCATGTCATAGATCCATTCCGTATTCCGAGGGACTGGACGATATACAGGTCATTTGACTTTGGCTATGCGAAACCGTTTTCCGTGGGATGGTATGCGGTAGACCATGACGGGGTCATTTATCGTATCAGGGAGTTTTACGGATGCACGAAGACTCCGAACACGGGCGTAAAGATGACTCCGCAGGAGATCGCCAAAACGATCAGGGAGATCGAGGAGACAGACCCTCTGCTTCACGGAAAGACGATAACAGGAGTTGCAGACCCGGCTATCTATGACAAGTCCAGGGGAGAGTCTGTAGCCGAGATGATGGAGCAGAGCGGCATAGTCTTTACTCCGGGGGATCACACAAGGATAGCGGGAAAGATGCAGTGTCATTACCGTTTAGCATTCTCACCTGACGGGATACCGATGTTCTATGTCTTTAATACCTGTCCGCACTTTATACGGACGGTCCCGAATCTTGTCTATGATGACCGGAAGGTAGAGGACATCGATACGGAGCAGGAAGACCATATCTATGACGAATGGCGCTATCTCATGATGGAGCATCCGATCAATCCGAGGGCAGACGCACTTACGCTGCCGCCTGAAGATGATCCGCTGAACCTGTGGAATGATGACATATTCGGAACACTGAGGAGAAGATGATGAATGAAGTGACAATGGGAAAGCCTGTGGTCGGAGAGGACGAGATCCGCGAAGCCACAGAGCGGCTGAGATTCTACAAGGCCGCAAAGCAGAGACTTGACGCAAGGGTCAAGGAAGATGAGGACTGGTGGCGGCTGAGACAGTGGCATTACTTCAAGGACACGAAGAAACCGTCCCCGCACAAGCCTACTCCTTCCAGCGCATGGCTTTTCAACAGCGTTATCAACAAACACGCAGATATGATGGATAATTTCCCGGAGCCGAATGTCCTGCCGAGGGAACAGAGTGACGAACAGACGGCAAAGATGCTTTCATCTATTGTCCCTGTGATCCTTGAGCGGTCAGGATTTGAAAAGACTTACAGTGAGAACGGCTGGGAGAAGCTGAAGAAAGGAACGGGGATCTATGGCATCTTCTGGGACAACGGACTTCAGAACGGCCTGGGGGATGTAAACGTGAAGGAGCTTGATATCCTCAATGTCTTCTGGGAGCCTGGGGTCACTGACATTCAGGATTCAAAGGATCTCTTCATCGTATCTCTGTGGGATATTCAGACCCTTGCGGCAACGTATCCGGACATACCTGATCTTGACGAGAAGGTCAAGGGCAATATGCACATCATGGAAGAGTACCACACAGAGATTGAGGACGCGAAGAAGCCTGAGAAGGCAGAAGTGATCGATTGGTACTACAAGAGGGTGTACAACGGGCATAAGGTCCTGCATTACGCGCAGTATGTAAACGATGTGCTGATTTATGCTTCTGAGAACGATCCGAAGTACATCATGACAGGATATTACGAACACGGTGAGTATCCGGTGGTTTTTGATCCGCTGTTCCCTGACGAAAACTCGCCTGCGGGTTTCGGCTATATCGACATCATGAGATCACCGCAGGAGTTTATCGACAAGCTCGACTCTGCACTTCTCAAGAACGCACTTGTGGGATCGAAGCCGAGGGTGCTTGCGTCAACGGCAGCGGGAATCAACATGGAAGACTTCTCTGATACAGAGCGCGATGTGGTCGAGGTACAGGGATCGATTGACGATACCAGGGTGAGATTCATCCAGCCACCACAGCTTCCTGGAATCTATGCTCAGATCCGACAGAACAAGATCGATGAGTTGAAGGAAACATCAGGAAACCGTGACTTTTCTCAGGGAACAACAACTTCCGGTGTCACTGCGGCTTCCGCGATTGCGGCGCTTCAGGAAGCAGGCTCAAAGACAAGCCGCGATCTCAACAAGGGATCTTACAGGGCATTCACATCTGTCTGCTATCAGGTGATCGAGTTGATCCGTCAGTTCTATGACGAAGCAAGAGCCTTCCGCATCATCGGGGAAGACATGGCGGCACAGTATATCATGTTTGACAATGCCGGAATCAAGCCTGAGATGATGACCAACGAATACGGACTTGATATCCAGGGGAGATTACCTGTCTTTGACATCAAGGTAAGACCGGCGAAGTCCTCTCCGTTCTCAAGGCTTTCGCAGAACGAGTTGGCGCTTCAGCTTTTCGGTGCCGGCATCTTCAATCCTGAGTTAGCGGACCAGGCTATCATGCTCATCGACATGATGGACTTTGAGGGCAAGGATAAGGTCCGCGAGAAGATCGCGCAGAATCAACAGCTTTTCAAAATGGCACAGTATTGGCAGACTGTTGCAATGCAGACCGGAGCGGCACTTCAGACCGCGACAGGGGACTCAAGACCGCTTGAATCTATGATGGCACAGGGCGCTGGACAGGTCATGCCGAATGGAGTGCCTGATATCGGAAGAGAAGACAACACACTTGCAGGAAAGGCAAGACAGAGGGCGGCTGAGTCCGCAGAGGTGAGATGATTACTGTCTGCATGAGGATCGTAACAGGTCAGGAGCCTGTGGAAGTCGAACTTACTATGTCAGGTCACGCATATTACAACAAAGAGTCCCCGAAGGA